ACATCAACCATTTTAGCATGAATGTTAATAGGTTGACGTACTGCTTGACATAGGCAATCGTACACAGATTGGCCTGTGTACAATTTCCCCTTAATCCTCATCTTAATCATTTGACCAACTCCAATGTAGTCTTGATCTCTTTTTTAAGATAAGGCACAATTTCAGATACCTTTGTAGGATAGAAAATAGTTATATCTCTACCTGTCATCTTACAAAGATAATCTAAAATAGCTTCTAGCTTCATTATAGTTTTATCCATAATAAACCCCTTTCATAGTTAACTAAAGTTAATAATATAAATATATTTACTTGTCAACTGCTTTAGGTTAGAATGTTCTCATTATGTCCAGAATGCTTACAGATCAACAAAAACGCTTTATTGAGTACTTTAGCCAAACAGGCAACGCAACTCAAAGCGCAATCAAAGCTGGTTATTCAGAAAAGACTGCTGAACAACAGGGCTACGAACTTAAAAACAAGCTATTGAATGAAATAGATACTGAAACACGTAAGCTACTAGGATCAGCCGTACCAATGGCCGTAGACAAACTAAAACAACTTATAGACGGCGACAAGATTAGCCCAAGTGTAAAACTAGGCGCTATAAACTCCCTGCTAGACCGTACAGGGTATCAGACTACGCATAAGGTTGAGGATGTAACAGGTAAGAAAACAGACGAGGAATTGCGCCAAGAGTTAAACCACCTGCTATCAACTATCCACGTAGTTAAGTCAGATGACGGCGGGGGTTCTGGTTCTATAAACTAGGCCTTATTCTGCTTCAGCTACTCGTATAGACACACATCAACACAATGGCTACTCATACACCGTAAGAGGTGTGAATGGTACAACAGGGCGATTATATGCCTTGACATGAGGCCAACAAGGGTACAGGAATGCTTATAGACGCACACACACACGGCTCACAGGCAAGGCCGTGGCGTGGTTGTTGTGGTCTTGTTCTTTAACTAACAAGCTCTACCCTCTCTACAAAATACAAACACGCTAGGACATACATAGAGAAAGACAGATGCGATTGTGTAAGATCACGCACCTTCGGAGGGGGCTACCCCCCAAAACACTTTGCCGTACACTATACAATGGATTAATCCGTGTAGCGGTGGGTAATTTTACATATTAACTTATGTTAACAGGTAGAACATTTAGTGAATACGTGCTATTGTTGTGTTATGACTATATCTAGGTTTGATCCTCTTAATCTTGGCCAGTATGAAGAAGCACCAGAACTATTACATTTTCAATGGATAGGTCAAAAATGCAAGAACAAGGTATACAGATATGCTTTAGTAGATATTATAGAACCTAATGATATAGATGCTGAATTAAAACAAACAAAAACAGAAAAAAATTTATCACAAAAAGAAATAAAGGATAAATATATAAATGGGCGATAAAGCATGGAAAAAAAGAGAACGTAATGTTGCAAAATATTTCGGTGGTGAACGTAATGCATTATCTGGTGGTAATAGTAAAATAACTAGGGCAGATGTAATACATCCTAGATTATTTATTGAATGTAAGTTAAGAAAGGTACATAGTGTTATTAATTTATGGGAGGATACAAATGAATTGGCTAAAAAAGAAAATAAAATACCTGTGGTTACGCTTTGTCAAAGCAATAGAAAAGGTAGCTGGGTTGTAATACATAGTGAAGATTTGGATAAAATTATAAATGAACGAAGTCTTGCAAAGAGCAGTAGAGATAGCTAAAGAATTAGAACGCCGTAAGGCAACTAATAGAATGGTTGATTATGAACCTTATAAATATCAAACAAAGTTTCATAATAACAAATCATCACAACGATTGTTGATGGCTGGAAACCGTGTCGGCAAGTCATTTTGTGGGGCTATGGAAATGGCGTACCATGTGTCGGGTAAATACCCAACGTGGTGGGAAGGCAGAAAATTTACTAGACCAATACGTGCTTGGGCTGGGGGAGTTTCTAATGAAACGACTAGGGATGTCTGCCAAAAAGAACTTGTCGGCCAACCAGACGATCCGTCAGCAAAAGGTACAGGTACTATACCATTAAATTTAATAGTAGATACTGTAAGAAAAGCAGGTGTACCAAATGCATTAAATAGTGTTGTAGTCAAACACGTTTCTGGAGGTAATTCTAGAATAGGATTTAAAGCATATGAGATGGGTAAAGAAAAATGGATGGGTGAAAGTATAGATGTTATATGGTTAGATGAAGAACCACCACCAAGTATATATTCACAAGCATTGACAAGAACAGCAGACAAAGGTGGTATTGTATATATGACGTTTACACCAGAAAGCGGTATGACAGAAACAGTAGCACAATTTGTAAATAAATTAAAAGATGGACAAGCATTGTTTACAGCAACTTGGGATGATGCACCCCATATGACAAAAGAAGTTAGAAATCAAATATTACAAGCATTACCACCACACGAAAGAAAAATGCGTGAAAAAGGTATACCACAATTAGGTTCTGGTTTAGTGTTTCCTATAAACGAAGAAGATATAATTTGTGATCCTATAGATATACCAATACATTGGCCTAGATTATGTGGTTTAGATTTTGGTTGGGATCACCCTACAGCATCAGTATGGACAGCATGGGATAGAGATAGTGATATTGTTTATATTTATGATAGTTATTCGTTACGTCAAGAAACTGTACCAGTACACGCATCAGCAATAAAATCTAGAGGTAAATGGATACCTGTAATATGGCCTATGGATGGTAGACAAGCAGATAAAGGTTCTGGTAAAAATCTTACAGAACAATATAGGCAAGAAGGTGTAAATATGACTAGAGAACACTTTAGTAATCCACCAAGTCAAGGTCAAAAAGATGGTACAGGCGGTAATAGTGTAGAAGCTGGTGTTATGGAAATACTTACACGTATGCAGACAAAGAGATTGAAAATATTTAGAAATCAAGGTAAACTGTTAGAAGAACTACGTATGTATCATAGAAAAGATGGTAAGATTGTTCCTGCTAATGATGACGTAATATCTGCTATGAGATATTGTGTTATGTCATTAAGAAAAGCTAGAATAAAAAATACTGAACCTTTACAGATACATTCTGATAGTGAGTTTAATATTTTTAAATAAGGAAGGTAATATATGGGCGGATTTGTAAGAGCAATAAGACGAGTTTTCACAAGACCACAACAAGTTGTTGTACAACAACCTGCGCCTCAACCTGCAACCCCTGCACAAACTACAACTACAACACCTGCAAAAACTTCTAGCGCTATGGCGGCTAATAATGCTGGTGCTTATGGTGGTTCAACAATTATGACAGGTGCATCTGGTGTTGAGGATGAAGCTAATGTGAGTAAAACTATTCTTGGTGGCGGCAAAAAGAAAAAAGTCAAGGCATAGTTTTATATGGTTGAAGTCGTAACAAACGACAAATGGCGATTAGCTATTGGTGATTATCTTAAAGAAAGATGTTACATATCTGCTGATATTGGTGATAAATTTTCTTATATAGGTTTTATAGAAGATGAAAAAATTTTAGGTGGTTTTCTTTTTACAGACTATGATGGCCATAATGTATATGTTCATCTAGCGTTAGAAACACCTAGATTATTTAGTAGAAAACATATAAAATACGTTTTTGACTATGGTTTTAACCAGTTAAAATGTGGCCGTATGACGGCAGTTTGTAGAAATGGCTTTGAACGTAATGAACGCATTTTATCGGGTACAGGATGGACAAAAGAAGGTATAGTAAGAAAAGTTATGAAAATAAAAAATGAATTTGTTGATGCGGCGGTTTATGGAATGCTCAAAGACGAATGTAAATGGATAAGGAAATAATATGGGCGGAAAATCACAACCACAAATGCCACCACCAGTAGACCAATCAGTATATGATAAAACTGCCGAAGCAGAAGCACAAGCGGCGGCAGAAAAAGAAAAAATGTTAGGTTCTAAAAAGAAGGGTATGTATGGTACAATTCTTACAAGTGGTGAAGGTTTAGAAGATGAAGCAGAAACTTCTAAAACTGTACTAGGCGGCGGTGTTAAAAAAAATAAAAAATAATGGCTAATTACGAATATATAAAAAAAAGATTAGATAGACTTGGCCAAGAAAGAGGCACGTGGGAAGTCAACTGGCAAGAAATATTAGATTATGTAATGCCAAGAAAAGCAGATATTGTTACGTTAAGAACACGTGGTGAAAAAAGAACAGAAGTTTTATTTGACAGTACAGCTATTACAGCAAACAATTTATTAGCGGCAAGTTTACAAGGTACACTTACATCACCATCATTACCTTGGTTTAGCATAAAATTAAGAGATGAAGAATTAAATGAAAACCGTGATGTACAATTATGGTTAGAAGATACAGCACGTAGAATGTATGACACATTTAATGAAACTAATTTTAATACAGAAGTGCATGAGATGTATCTTGATTTATGTTCTATTGGTACAGCCGCATTATTTGTAGAAGAAGGTACAAAAGGTTTTGATACAGATGGTATTCATTTTAATTGTTTACACATTGCAGAATATTATGTTCAAGAAAATATAAATGGAAAAGTAGATACACTTTATAGAAAATATAAACTTACAGCTAGACAAGCAGTACAAGAATTTGGTTATGATAATTTAGGTGAAAAAATACAAACAGCATCTAAAGAAAAACCAGATCATAAATTTAATTTTATACACGCAGTAGAACCTACAGAAGATTACAAAAGAGCATTAGGTAAAGCTAGTACTAAATTACCATTTCATTCTTGTCATGTATGCGAAGAAGATAAGATGGTAGTTAGAACAGGTGGTTACAATGAGTTTCCATATTTAGTACCTAGATGGTCTAAAGCAACAGGTGAAATATTTGGTAGATCACCAAGTTTTAATGCGTTACCAGATATTAAAACATTAAACAAAGCTGTAGAGATTGGATTAAAAGCATGGGCAAAAGCTATTGATCCACCATTACTTGTACAAGATGATGGTGTTATAGGTAGAGTAAGAATGACACCTGCTGGTATTACAGTTATTAGAAATGATGGTGCTGTTAAACCTTTACAAATAGGAACAAACTGGCAAATTACAGATTTAAAAGAAAACCAATTACGTACTGCAATAAGACAAGCATATTATTCAGATCAATTACAATTACAAGAAGGCCCACAAATGACGGCAACAGAAGTGCAAGTTAGATATGAATTGATGCAAAGACTTCTTGGCCCAACATTAGGTAGATTTCAAAGTGAATTTTTAAATCCATTAATAGAACGTGTATTTGGTATTATGTATCGTGCAGGTGCATTAATGAAAGAACCAGATCTTATACAAGGTACAAAAATAGATGTAGAATATTTAGGCCCATTAGCACGTTCACAAAGAATGGAAGAAAGCGTAGCTATAGAAAGATTATATAGTTTAGCTATGAATATTGCACAAATAGATCCTGCTATTATGGATAATATAGACCATGATGAAGCAGTTAGATTACGTGGTAATTTATTAGGTGTACCTAAAACTGTATTACGTGGTAAAGATGATGTAGATAGTTTAAGAGCAATGAGAGCAGAACAAGCACAAATGGCACAAATGGCACAAGAACAACAAGCATTAGGCAAAGCACAAAAAGATCAAGCACAAGCGGCAAAAATACTTGCAGATCCAAATGTATCTAGTGGATTAGAAGATACAGTACAGGAAATGGGTATGGAAAACTTACAAAATGAATATGGACAAGGATCTTAAAAAGATCAAACAAGATTATAATATTACTTTTGATACACCAGAAGGTAAAAGAGTGTTAGCTGATTTAACGTCAGCTTACTATCATAGATCATCACATACAAAAGGTGATCCACATGAAACAGCATTTCGTGAAGGACAACGAAGTGTATTAATCAGAATAATCAACTTACTAAAGGAGGATAAAGATGTCTGATGAACAAATGACCACAAACGATAATCCAGTACAAGAAGAAAGTAGTACGGTACTAGGATCGGGAAGTGATAATCAAGATTGGAAATCAACACTACCCGAAGATTTAAAAAATGATGCTACATTGCAAAATTTTAAGAACGTAGAAGATCTTGCAAAAACTGTAGTACATCAACAAAAAAGATTAGGTAATACAATTACTATGCCTAAAAATGATGATGAGATGGAACAAGTATATACTAAACTTGGTAGACCAGAAGATCCAAGTAAATATACTGTTAGTATTCCAGAAGATTATCAACCATTTTTTGAGGAAAAAAACCTTGATGAATTCAAGAATGTTGCTCATAAAATAGGTCTTAATGATAAACAAGTAGGTGCATTGTTAGAGTATCAAATGAATACTATTAAACATGAAGAAGAAAATGAACCTGCTGAAATATCTAGACAAAAATCAGAAACAGAAGGTGTACTAAAGCAAGAATGGGGTTACGACTATGATAAAAAAGTTGCCGCCGCAGATAGAGCATTAAAAGTATACGGTGATGACGAATTACGTGATTTAATTACTAATTCTTCTGCTGGTAATAATCCTGCTGTTATAAGATTTTTTGCAAGATTAGGGCAAGAAGTAACAGAAGATATGGCACAAAATACACAAAACAATAGATTAAGTGTATCACCATTAGATGCTAAAGATGAAATTGCTAAAATTATGTCAGACGCTAATCACGCTTACCATAAGGGTGATGAAACTGCTGTAGAAAAAGTTAGGCAATTACATGAAAAAGCATATGGTAATTAATCTAAAAGTGTTGTATAATTATCACAACTGATTTCGCCCATTTATGGATAACGGATAGTTAGCCGACATGGCTTAAAAATTAGGTTTCCCAGTAGGACAAAAACCGATTAAATTGGAATACGGTATGATGCAATAGTGCATTATGCTCTCTATTCTGTAACTTTTAATGGAGAAAGACTATGTCAACTCAAATAACAACTGCTTTTGTAGAACAATACAAAAGTAATGTTTTTCATTTGGCGCAACAAAAAGGTTCAAAATTAAGAGATGCGGTTAGAACCGAGAGTATTGTCGGGAAATCACATTTCTTTGAAAGAATTGGATCAACTGCGGCTGTGAAAAGAACGTCTAGACACGCTGATACACCAAGAGTGGATACGCCACACTCTAGACGAAAAGTAACAATGGATGACTATGATTGGGCAGATCTTATTGACGATTCAGATAAAGTAAGATTGCTTATTTCACCACAATCCGAGTATGCAAAAGCTGGTGCATACGCTATGGGCAGAACAATGGATGACGTAATTATTGCGGCGGCTACTGGTAATGCTTTTGGCGGTGTTTCTGGAGGTTCAACTATTGCGCTTCCTGCGGGACAAAAAATTGCACACGGATCTGCTGGATTAACTATAGCTAAACTAATTGAAGCAAAAGAAAAATTAGATGCGGCTAATGTAGATCCAGATGAAGCGAGAACGCTTGTATGTTCAGCTAAACAAATTTCTAATTTGTTAGGAACAACGCAAATCACTTCGTCAGATTTCAACAGCGTAAAAGCGTTAGTACAAGGTGATATTGACACATTTATGGGTTTTAGGTTTATCAGAAGTGAAAGACTTGGAACTGATGCTAATGGTAATAGACAAGTACTAGCATTCACTAACACATCTATGGGCCTTGCGCTTGGTAAAGATATTCAAACAAAAATATCTGAAAGAGCAGACAAGAACTATAGTACACAAGTATATCTTTGTATGACTATCGGCGCTACGAGAGTAGAAGACGAAAAAGTATTAGAGATTGCTTGTACAGAATAATAGGGAAGGAGTAATATTATGGCTAGTGTAAAAGGAAGTAATTTTACCAAGAGAACGGCTGAACCTGTTGAAAAGGTTATAGCTTCTCAAAATCATGGTAGATTAAGAGTACAATATGATAGTTATGAAGCATCTTCTCTAGGGGCTGGTTCAGATATATCTGTTGCTAAATTACCTTCGGGTGCAATCGTATACGATATTATCGTATATTTTGATGCTCTAGGTTCTGCAACTATATCTGTTGGTGATAGTGGTGATGCAGATAGATACATAGCGGCAACTTCGGTTTCTTCGGCTGGACAAATGTCTATGTCGCAAGAAGGCAAGATTGATGGCTTTGGTTATGAAAATACTGCTGAAACAGATATTTTATTAACTACTGCTAGTGCGGCTATTTCTGGCACAGTAAAATGTGCTGTTATCTATAGTATAGACTAATAGTAATAACTAACTTTAAAAGGGGCGATATATATTGAATTATTGTCGCCCCTTTGATATATTCATATTATGGCTACAGAAGTATCAATTTGTTCAAATGCATTAAGAAGATTAGGTGATGATCCTATTACATCATTGACAGATGATAGTGAAAGAGCAAGATTATGTAATTCATTTTATTCAGACGCAAGAGATAGCGTATTAAGATCTCACCCATTTAATTTTTCAATAACAAGAACAACTTTAGCACAATTATCAACTGCACCTACTTATGGTTTTGCACATCAATATGCATTACCTACAAATCCTTTTTGTTTACGTGTTTTAGAAATGGAAGAAAAAGATTATAAATTTAAGATAGAAAATTTTGGAACACAAGGTAGAGTACTACTAACAGATCAAGGTACTGCTAATATTTTATATATAGCTAGAATTACAGACACAAATTTATTTGACGCTATGTTTGTTGATGTTTTAACTGCAAAATTATCTGTTGATTTAGCATACCCTGTAACAAGTAGTATGCAAGTACAAACACAAATGCAGAAATTATATCAATTAAAACTTTCTGAAGCCCGTAGTATTGATGGACAAGAAGGATTTATGGATGATCTTGTTTCTGATACTTTTACGGACTTTAGAAAATAATGGCAAGAGTACACCCTTTTCAAACTAATTTTACTGCTGGTGAATTAACACCAAAACTTGCAGGTCAAGTTGATTTTAAAAAATATAATAATGGTGTTGAGGAAATGCAGAATATGACAGTATTTCCACAAGGCGGTGCAACAAGAAGATATGGTACTAGATTTGTTGCAGAAGTAAAAGACAGTAGTAAATCTACAAGAATAATACCTTTTGAATTTAATATAACACAATCATATATTTTAGAATTAGGCGATCAATATATTAGATTTTATAAAGATAATGGCCAAATAACAAACGCATCAAAAAACATAACAGGTATAACACAAGCAAATCCTGCTGTAGTTACAGTATCTTCACATGGTTACAGTAATGGTGATGATGTATGGATTAATGGTGTTGTAGGAATGACACAAGTAAATGGTAGAAGATTTAGAATAGCAAATACAACAACAAATACTTTTGAATTACAAGGTGTAAATAGTACAGGATATACTGCATATGCTTCTGCTGGTACTGCGGCAGATGTTTTTGAAATAGCATCACCATTTACAGAAAGTCAATTATACGAAATAGCATTTACACAATCAGCAGATGTTATGTATTTAGTACATGAAGATGTAGCACCTAGAAAATTATCTAGAACAGGTCATACAAGTTGGACTATGACAGAAGTAGATTTTAAACGTGGCCCATATTTAGATCAAAATACTACAAGCACAACAATGACACCTAGTGGTACTTCTGGTAGTGTTACTATAACAGCATCTTCTAGTACATTTGTAGCTACAGACGTTGGAAGATTAATTAAGTTTAATAGTGGTCATGCTAAAATTACAAACTTTTCTTCTGCAACACAAGTTACTGCAACTACAACAGATAATTTTAGTGGTACAGGAGGAACAGCAGATTGGTCATTAGGTACATTTACAAGCACAAAAGGTTTTCCAAAATCTGTATCTTTTTTTGAACAAAGATTAATTTTTGCAGGTACAACAACTTTTCCACAAACTATATTTGCAAGTGAAAGTGGTTTGTATGAAGAATTTGATGTAGGTTCTAGTAACGCCGCAGATGCATTTATTTATACGATAGCGGCTAATAAAGTAAATGTTATTAGATGGTTAGCACCAGCACGTGATCTTATTGTAGGTACAGTTGGTGGTGAATTTAAAGTAGGTAGACCAACAGGTGAACCATTAAAACCAGACAATGTACAAATTACACAACAAACAACATATGGTGGATATACTACACAACCTATACAAATAGGTAATGCTGTCTTGTTTGTACAAAGACAACAAAAAAAAATTAGAGAGTTTGCATATAGATTTGAAAGTGATGCATATTTAGCACCAGACATGACTTTGTTAGCAGAACACATAACAGGTAAAGGTATTGTTGATGTAGATTATGCACAAGAACCAGATAGTATTTATTGGGCTGTAAGAAAAGATGGCGCATTATTAGGTATGACATATCAAAGAGAAGAAGATGTTATTGCTTGGCATAGACACATTATTGGTGGATCTTTTACTTTAACATTTAATGGCGCATCTAATGTTACAGATAGTACAACTGATAGTAATAATAATGGTTTTGTAAATATTAGCGGACATGGATTATCTACAGGTGATAAAGTTACATATAGTGCAGGTGGAGGCACAAAGATACAAGGTTTAGTAGATGGTAAAGAATATTTTGTTTTTGTAAAAGATGCTAATAATTTTGAATTTGCATCAACATATGAACAAGCAATAGATAGAACTATAATACAAATAGCAGATGGTGTAGGTGCTAATCATTCTGTAAAAGCACAAGCACAAGTAAAATCTGTATCTACAATATCAGAAGCTAGTGAAAACCAAACTTACATTGTAGTTAGACGTAGAATAAATGGTAATATTGTACAATACGTAGAATATTTAGATGACTTGTTAAGAATAGATAGTGGATTAGCTGGTACAGTAAACGGTTCTAGTAGTAGTATAACTGGTCTAGATCATTTAGAAGGTGAAGAAGTACAGATATTAATAGGTGATGCTGTATATCCTAATCAAACTGTAACAAATGGCGCTATATCTGTTAATCTAACAGCAACATCTGGTTTTAAAAGTATAGAGATAGGTCTTGCTTATATATCTAAAATAAAAACTATGAGAATTGAAGCAGGTTCACAAGCGGGTACTGCACAAGCACGAAAAAAAAGGTATAATGAAGTAGTTGTAAGATTACATAAAACTATTGGTATTAAGATAAATGGAGATCAATTACCTTTTAGAACATCATCTACTCCTATGGGCCAAAATATACCAGAATTTACTGGCGATAAACGGGTAACTAATTTAGGATGGGATAGAGATGGACAAATAGAAATTTTACAAGAACAACCATTACCTATGACGGTTTTGGGAATAACGGGAACATTAGTAACAAGTGATTAGGAAGGATTTATAATATGGCGTGGTTTGTACCAGCAATGATGGCGGCTTCAACTGCTATGACTATTATGGGGCATAAGCAGAATATAAAAAATATAAAAGCTAACGCCGCATGGAAAAGATACGAAAACGAATTGTCATTTCAATATGAAAAACAAAAACTTTTAAAAAAACAAGCAAATTTATTTAGTGAAAAGAGAGCAAGAATAGGTGCAAGTGGTATACAATTTACAGGATCACCATTACTTTCTTCAAAAGCTGATTTAGAAGAATTTGAAAATGATTTATTTTTTTTAGAGAAAGGAGTGTTTGTTAAGAATGCGGCCATGAATGCAGAACTTACTGGTATGATAGCTAGTGAAACATATAAAATGGGTTCTACATTATTACAAGCGGGTGCTAATGCATATGACTACAAAAAAGGTGGTGATGCCGCTAAAAAAGGTCTTATTACTTAACAAATGTATAAAATTAGAGTTTGGGATATGGATACATTAATATTTGAAGGTTACAGTAAAAGAATACCAAAAGAAGGACAAAACTTTCAAGCATGGACAGTTGTCAAAGATGGTAATGGCGCTGTACAAAAAGCAGAATATAGCCCAGCTAAATATAGGATAACATATGAAGATACCAAGATATAAAAATATAGATATAAATATAAGTAGTGGTAGATCATTAACAACAGGTCTTGGTTCTAGTCAAGGCATTGTAGAAATAGGTAAAACTGCTATGAATGCGGTAAATCAATACGCAAATGCAAAAAATACTTATGATGCAAAAGTACGTAGATTAGAAATAAATACTAACGTATCTTTATCTAATGCACAATTTGGTGGTAATAACCAAATGTATGTTGATAGTTTATTAACTAGAGATGATTATTTAACACCAGATAATTGGTTAAATGAATACGAAACTAATTTTAAAAAACAAGAATTAGATTACAAAAAACAACTAGATGAGCAAACATTTAAAGAG